CGTAGTTGGCGCCGTTGTCACCAGAACCCTCGACCAGCAGGTTCCCACCAGCCCCGAACGCGCCGAGCACCGATATCGACCGATCAGCGTAGTCGGCATGATTCGGCCCGATAGGAGCGCCATCGGCGTTGGTCGTAGTCAGCGGGGTATAGGTGAAAATGATCGTGTGATCGCCGGCACGGACGATCGTAGGATTTACCGTGGCCATGGGCTACGCCTACGCCGCCACGACGTAGGCTTCGGCGCCGGTCGTGACGTTGGTCAGGCGAATCACGATATCCTTGGAGGTGTTCTGCCCAATGATCCGTGACGCCGCCACTTGGTTGGTCTCGAACGCGCCACCAGTGCCAGCAGCCAGCGTGATGGTCTCCGCGGCGTCCGCGCCGTTGACGACCTTGCAGCGGATGGTGTAACCCACCCTGGCCCCGCCAACACCGGCCGCATTCACAGCCGCCACCAAAAGTGCAGCAGTGGACAGCGTATCGGTCCTGCCGGCACCCGCTGGGTCGCGCACGATGACGCCACCCAGGAGCATCGAAGCGGTATAGGTCTCGACTCCAGCCGTGGCCAGAGACGTGAATGCAGGCTTCTCGTCCAAACTCTGAAAAGCGTTGTGCAAAGCCTTTGCGTCGCGCTTGTCCGGCAGGGTGTTGATGTTGCGAAAAACGCTATTTACAGCCATTTGGATCTCCTAGTGAAAAGGGGGCGATAGCCCCAACTGCGTGTTGAATACGGATCAGGTCGTGAGACCCGGTGTTGTTACGCCTCGTGCATCCACTTCAGGTACGCCTGCCGTCCCTTGTCCGTGTCACGGATGATCGTGACGCGGTGCGTGGTGCGGCTCGCTCCCTGCAAGCGGTTGAACTCCTGCCCGTTCTGGTCCTTCCCGAACGCGCAGGCAAGACGCGCGCTCTTGGCGGCGATCAGCGAATAGAGGAACTTCCGCTTGACCGTCTGCGGTTGGCCGCGCCGGATGTACTGTGTGACGCCCTGGTGCCCGCACGGAATGAACAGCGGCGCATTGGGGTCGTCGTCGGCTTCGACTTGGATCTCCACCATCTCGTTCATAAACTTCTCGTCCGCGGCCTTCGACTCGAACTTCAGCGGGTCGATGACCTCGATCGGAGAACGGGTTGCCTCGGCATCCCCAGTGGTGGAAATGGAGATGTTGTGCTGCGGAACGCTCCGTACATCCTGGTCTCCAGTCAGGTTCTGCTTGACGTGGATGGCCGGTGTCGAGCGCCGGCTTCTGAGCCTTGCATCATTCGCCAGTTGTGCTGGCGTGCGGGACGGCTTGAGGGCCGCTGCGACTTGGGGAGGGGTGAGTCTGGGCATGTAGTTCTCCAAAAAAGAAGCCCCCTTTCGAGGGCTTCTGGTTGACTGACGATAGACTCAGATCAGGATGTCTGAGGCCGGTCGGGAAGGACGCTGATGTTGCGGAAGGTCGAGACCGTAACTCCAGAGGCGGTCCAGCTCGATGTGCCGGGCGTGAAAGCCGCGGCGCTCGGAGCCGTACGCACCAGCGCGTAGGCCATCGGAACGAAGTCATCCGGCAGCGCGGGGAACCGCGGAGCCGAAATGAAATCGCCTACCGTGGTCGTGACACCGATCTGCGTTGCGATGATCGGCCCCTGCGCCAACTTGATGACGCCGGCAAGGTTGGTGCCCCATACAAGCGCGCACGTCTTGTTCGGCGAGAGCGCATTGAAGGCCGCACCAGTTGTGGCATCCGCGGTAGGCGACGCCGTGTTGGTCTGCGCGGCAAGCGTCGTTGCGAACTTGCCGTTGATCGAACCCGTGGTGGTGAGGGTCGTGGTGTAAGTGCTGGTGGTGCCGGCGACAAACCCTGCGTTGGTGTGGTTCTGGGTAATACCGCTTAGAACTGGCTTATCCATGTGGATTTTCCTTTATGCGGGAGGCTGCCGAAGCAGCCCCCCTGTTGGTTACAGGTCGGTGACGCCAAACTCGGTGACGGCCATCCAGCCGTGATTGGTCACGACACCGGCATCGTAGAAGGTGCCGGAGCAATAACCGCGCTCGCCCGTCGGATCGGACTTGTCCTTCTGCTTGACCGGGATGTGGCTCAGGTCGAACGCATCGAGACCACGGAAAGCCGTGTGGCCCCAGGCATCCTTCGCCATGGTGAAGCACTGGTACACGTCGATCAGAGTGCCAGTCGTTGACTTCAGACCAGTAGCGCCAATCGCCGCTCCGCTGTCCGCGAACTTCGGCATGTCGGCGCTGAGAATGAAGCGGTGCGAACCTACAGCGCCCACTTCGAGCTCATGCACGACTTCCATCTTGCCGTAGTCGGCGACCGCCTTGTAGCCGGGGATCGCCTCGATGTCGCGCTGCGCGTCGGTGTGCGTGAAGTTCAGGAACGCCGGCTGCAAGGAAACCGAGCCGTAGTTCTGGCTCGACTTCATCACCTTGCGCACGAACAGCGCATGGCTGCCGCGCAGACTGCGGGTGATCTTGTCGAAGATGTTGAGCGTCACCGTTTCGTCCACCGTGGCGCGCGTGGTGCCGCCCGCGTAAAAGCGGTTGGTCCCACCCTGCACAGCAGCGACGTAGATGAGTTCACGCACCAGGCCAAGCCGCTCGCCCAGTTGCTCCTTCATCCACTCGGGAATGTCGTCCTCGCCGAGAGAAGCCTGGCGCTCCGTGTAACTGTAGAGCGCGCCGTACTTCTGCACCTGAACGGTCGTGTCCAGCACGGAGATGCTGTCCGCGTTGGGGTTCTGACCCTCTTGGATCAGGTGCGCAGCCGCCGTGGTCGAAAACACGTTCGGAGACGCAGCAGTCGCGCCGAAGGGCACGACCTGACGGAAGATAACGGTATCCCCCATCTTGACGGGTTGCTTCCAGACTTCGCCGGAAAGCTCCAGCGTTGAAACATGCAGGGCATGCTTCATGATCTGGCCTTTGATCGTTCCGATCCGTTGGCCAGGGTTGCTATAGGTGGCGATTGCCATGGTGATTTCCTCTTATGCCGCCGCGAATGCCTGTTCGGCCGCCTCGCGTTCGGAGATGGTTGGTTGTCTTGCAGACGGCGTGCCCCTTGCGGGGATTGCGGCCTCCAAGCGTTTTTTCGTCTCTTGCTGCTTCGGGTCAGGGGTCTGAGCCGCAGCGGTTTTCGAGGCTTCCTTGAAAGCGTCGAGTAATTTGATGGCGTCTTTTGCTTTATTGCTATCCAGTAACACGCCACGATCAGCCCACCATTGGGGATAACTCCGCAAGATGGCGCTTGCCCGTTCCGTATCACGAACATGCTGTTCTTCAGTCTTGTAGAGCCCAGCAGCGTCATGGACGCTTTCAAGCTGATGAATAGTCATTCTCTCTGCCGCAGTTGGTCCGCCTTGGTATGACCAGTTAATAAACTTCGGCGTGTTGACGGTCTCTTTCCACCCGTCGTGCTTGGCTTCAATTCTGAAAAGTTCGAGCACTTCGTCCTTCACGGCGGCAAACATGGGTTTCACCGTCGCTGCTACGTCAATCTGCTTGGGCATCTTCCCCGTGATCTCTGCGGTAATGGCGGCGCGATCCGCGGCCATCCGCTCGGTCAGGGCTGCTGTCCATTCAGGAAAATCGGCTTCGAGCTTCTGCCACTTCTCGGTACTGGACGCGGCGGCAGCCACTTGCTGCTGCGTCGGCGCGTCTCCGCCGGTCTTGGCGACATCCTGCCTGGCGGTCGTCATGGCCTTCTGCATCGCGCCCAGCCGGCCGTCCGTGCTCTTGAGGTGGTGCATCACGGAGTCGAACCGCTTGCCCATCTCGCCGAACTGCTCCTTGATGACCGGGCTGACACCTTCCCACGGGTCGGGCTTCACCTCTGCTGCCGGCGCGGCAGCATCTGCCGCGACCGCTGGCTTGTCGTCCTTCTTCGGTTCCTCCTTCACTTCCGGCTTTGGCTCGGCGGCAACTGCGGCGGCCGGGTCGGAAACGGCAGCAAAGGCGGCTTCGGCGGACTCTCGTGTTTGCTCGGGTGTTTGCTCGACTACATCAGGCATCTGGCTCTCCAAAACAAAAAACCCGCCGAAGCGGGTTTGCATTGCGCGGCTTACGCCGCTGGTATCACTGGGATGGGCGGGTCCGCCAATGCCAGTAAGTATTTTGCCTCTGCGATCCGGCCCCGCAAATGCGCGGTGTCGGATTCGGAAAGGCGTCCATCATTCGATGATCTGTGCGACTCGACGCGCTCCTCGACGTGCTTCTTGATCTTCAACCACGTCGGCGATTGCAGGTCAGACGGATTGAGCAGCATCGCGCCTCACCACCTCGGCCCTGAACCAATCAGTACCCGATACGCTGCGCGGGTCCATGCACATCTGGCCGGCAACCAGGCGCCCCACGATGTCCGGGCGCTTCAGCCACTCCGGCACGGTATCCGGCAGCACCGCAGCCCACGGGTCGCGCCCGTTCTCGCTGGTGTAGATGATGAGCGTGTCCGATTTCATGCAACCTCCTGCGTAGTTGGCACCGGCACCGGCTTTGGCACCCTGAACTCCTCGACCTCGGCGGCAGCTATGATGCGATCGTTCGGGGGCAGATCAGCCCACGGCTCATACTTCGCAACCCCCGTGCAGATCGCGCGCCGGTTCATGGGATTCGATACCCCGCGCTCGTAGCGGCGCAGCGTGCCGGCCTGCGGGTCGAAGGCGACGAGAGTGGTCATACGGACGGCCTCAATCCGTACTTCTCAACAAGACGCCGCTCGATCTCCTTCATAGTTTTCTCCTTCTCTGGGTCAGGGCAATCAGGTTGTTTCATCATCTCGTCGTACTTCTGTGCCTTGCGCAGCAACTCCTGGTATTCATCCCATCGCGGCCAGCCCCATTGCTGAGGCAGGTAATTTGGCGTCGTCTGCAGATCACGAAAGGGCTGTTGGTAGTGCTCATGCACCATGCTCATGACACACATGCTCAACCCTCCCTCACCACCAGGTAGCGCGTGCTGGTTATGCACACGTCATTCGCCCCCTAAGTCATCGAGGTTGGATAGTCGAGCTTGATTTCCTTCACGAGCGTATCGGGCGCTCCTTCCGGGTAGCCCTTGTCCCATATCTGCACGACCACCTTGTAGGCGGAGGTGTCAGCGTTTTCGATTCGCACTCGTTTCGTCATCACTCGTCCCATCCATCAAAAGGTATTCCGCCGATCATCGTTGAAACGCCTGTCCAGCCGGCGCCTTGCCCGCGGGCTCGCTCGGCGCGGTTGCCGCCTTCATGGCCATCGACTTGAACGACAGCTCGCGCTGCGTCCGTAGTTTCATGGCGGTGTCGGCCAACTTGGTCTTGAGCTCGTCCAGCGTGATCGACTTCTCGCCCGACTGCTCCAGCCCGGCCAGCATGACCTCCAACTGACGGTCGCGCAGGGCTTCCAACTCATCGAACTCCTGCTCGCGCTCTTGCAGCGCTGCCTTGACTTTGGCGTTGATCTGCGCAACCTGCACGCTCGGATCGGGCGGCTGCTTCGCCCTGGCCGCTTGAATCTTCTTCCACTCATCGTCGCTGTACTGGATGCGCGCCGGGTCGAAGCGATTGGCGCGGCACAACTCGGCAAAGAGCTTCTTCTTGTCCACGCCGAAATCGGGGTCTTGAGACAGCTTGCCCATTTCCATGATCGCGGTCTTGTCCGCCATCACGTCGGGCGGCGTCAGCACGTCGATCGTGTAGTCGCCCTTGGTCTCGCGGTCCTCACCGTTCTGCATCAGCCAGTCGTAGTAGCGGCCAATGTGCGGCTCGAGCAGGTTGTCGTCGAACATCTTGGCCACCCGGCGCGCAACCGAGGTGGCGTTCTCGTTCAGAATCTGCACGACGCCA